ACCTTACTAAACAGAGAAGATAGTATTCTTCTCTGTTTAGTCATATTCCTCCTTAGCTCAGTCGGTAGAGCATTCGGCTGTTAACCGAAGGGTCGTTGGTTCGAGTCCAACAGGGGGAGCCATACTTGTGCAATAAAATAGATGCACACCTCGAAAAGCTCGTATTTACGAGCTTTTTTTTGCGTTTTGAGGGTAAAAATTTCAGGCGTAAAACCGTAGATCCTTTTTCGTAAAAAGGATCTGAACCCTCAACAATTAAACATCGTCAAACAAAACGGCAGACTTTGAGTATATTATGCTCTAAGCCTGCCGTTTTTGTTGGTATCTCTTAAAATAGAGAAACCAATAGGATTGGCTTTTTGGCTTTTTTTGAGCGGATACTCAGAATTCCTTAATGTAAACGACATGACTGTTGTTTATCCTAATGGAATAATTGATATTATTCCGTGGGAAAACGGAAATGTGGACAAGAAAAATATTCAAAGATTCTTACCGGCTCTTTTAAAAGACGGCGAGTCTGAAACAATCAGTCTGAAACCCGGAGAAAGTATCGTCGGACATTATTCAGCAAGCAAAAAAACACTTTCTTCTAATTTTGATGACTAAAAAAATATAAGAAAGCATTACCATAGGAGCGGTAATCGGATTTCTGATCATAATTTTTCAGCATGGAAAACTGTGCGTCGGATTCCTATGAAAACAAGATTTTACATATTAGGAGGGAAAAATTGAAAAGAAGAATCATTTCAATTTTCATGTCTGTTATTGTCCCCATCAACATAATTGTTCCGGTCTACGCTTCGGCAGCAGATGTCGCTGATAACAATTCATCTGTCTATATAGGCAATGGTTATGTTGTTTATTATGATATTAAAAGCTCATGGGGCAATAATCAGAATATTGAAATAAAAATCAAAAATATAGGTTCAGAAACTATATCAAACTGGGCTTTGAAATACGACGCTCATGGAGAGATAAGCGGACTTTGGAACGGCATTGCTTACAGCAGCGAAACTCAGTATATTATAAAAAACTCAGGATATAATTATGAAATTCAGCCCGATCAGGAAGTGAATTTCGGTTACTGTGTGACAGGCGAAGGTCTTGAAATTCCAAAAGTTTTTGAAATCTGTTCACAAAGAACCGATAAAGCAGAAAATGAATATATTGTTTCGCTGAATGTTACCAACGATTGGGATAACGGTTTTACCGGTGAAATAAAAATACAAAATCTCTCAGCCGAACCAATCCCCAGACTTTTGGCGTGCCTGATTCGGAGTATATATTTGAAGTTGACGTTCCGCCAGATGTCGAAAACTTTTCAAATATTGATACCGATACAAATCCTTTCGAGATATCGGTTAAAATGAAAGCCGCAGGAAATATTCTGTCAAATCTTGATGCAAGAGAAAGCCTTTACTCAAATGCAATGACAAATGATGCAACTTTAGGAATTTGTCCTGAATTTATTTACGATAAGGGTTGCAAAATTGAAGAAGCTGTGATACAATTTAAAATAGATGACGAGAATGCAGTCGAAGCAGATACAAAAAAGGCTGAAGATCCTGAGTTCTATACACTGTTTCCATTGCTTATTTCAGTATTAGAATTAGGCAATCAAGGCATATCTACTGCTTTTTCATGTATATCGGACCTTTTCAGTAACACGGTCAAAACTTGTAATTAATGAAATAAGAAGATTATTGAACTTAGAGGAGGATTTTTTTGATAGATGGCAATAATGAGTTAGAAAATCATATTTACTATGTTTGCTTAATAAATGTTATTTTATTTCTGATTGGCGTATTTGCTGATGTTTGACAAGCAAAATCCAAAAAACTGACAAGCAAAACGCAAAAAAGTGATGAAATGTTTCAACAAAACGAAACACTCATCACTTTTTTTGAATTATCGAGAATTTTTGAAACGTATTTTTTACAGCTCTAAAATGTCATTTAAATCGCATTTTAAAAATCTGCAAATCAGCTCAAGATGTGAAAATTTGAAACCGACAGCGATGTTATTGCAAAGCTGTGAGATTGTGGACGGTCTGATGCCTGTCGCCTGCGCAAGTTCAGCCTGAGTAATGCCCCTGGAATTAAGCAAAGCCCTTAATTTTACTCTCATGATTACCTCCGGTATGTTTTTTACAACATAAATAACGAAATCCGTTATTTATTCTCTAAAAAAAATACTAGAAATTTGTGATTATTACCTCTTTGAAATCACCTGATGAAAGACTGTTATTGCGGGTGACCGCCTGAATATTGTAGTCTTTATACAGGTCTCTCACATACTTGTCATCGTTGTACGACAGTACAAATCTGCCCTTGATCTGGTGAAGAACTCTGCAGAGCCGCTCATGGTCATCCTCGGTAAATTTAACAGTGTAATGTCGCTCTGTCTTGTGGTATGGAGGGTCGCAGTAGAATAAAGCTTTCTCACGGTCGTATACCTTGATAAGATCCTCAAAATCTTTGTTTTCGATCACTACTCCATCCAGTCTTGCCTCGATATCTGCGAAATTATCTGTGTTAAGCCGCTTTTTGTTGCAGCCGAACGTTCTCAGACTTGCTCCGAAGCCTGTCTTGACAAGCACATAGAACATAGCAGCCCGCTGAATGTCTGTAAATCCGGTTACAGATATGCGCTCACGGCAGTCAAGGAACATTTCCAGGCTGTTTAAATAGTATTTTATCTCCTTTTTAAGCTCATCAGAATGATATTTTAAGCATCTGAAAAAGTTGTCCAAATCACTGTTGGCGTCATTATAGATCTCTAGATCAGCGTGTTTGCCTTTTGCAAAAAGTATAGACCCGCCTCCGCCGAATACATCGATAAATCTGTTGTAGCTTTCAGTAGGCGGGAAAGACTTGATGATCTTACTTTTAAGCTGGCTCTTTCCACCAATCCATGGTATTGGACTTTTCATAAATATGACCTCCTTTTAATATAGTATACAGCTCCGAGCGGATTGCCCGGAGCTGTTACTTTTAAATCTTTTTAAGCCAATCAGCAACAACATAATAATGCTTGCGACCAAGCTTGATTTTTCTCCAGTAGTGACCGTGATGAAATTCATAAAAATCATCAGCGACTTTTACCGGAGTATTATCTTCGAGAACGCCAACGATCGTTCCGGCGGTGAAGTTGCAATCGCTCCTGTAATTAAGCCTAGTGACTGTCACCATTTGGCTGTATGATGTTTCTTTTGTATCCATAAGCTACTCCTTTACTTTATCGTTGCAGACAGCTTTTTAATAAATTTAGTCCCCGCAATACCGTTCTGAGTATAGCCCCACTTTTTCAACAGAGCATTGACCGCCTTTAGGGTACCGTCTCCGAACGTGCCGTTGTTGTCAAGTTTGTACCCTGCCAGCATAAGGAGCTGTTTCAGTGCAAGAACTCCATCGGATTTATCACCTTTCTTAAAGCCCGAACTGTCAAGTACCTTAGACGTGCTTGTGTTAGTAGCCTTAAACCCGTTAAGCCCCTTAGCCTTTATCACAGATGGGTAATCCACATAGCAGTAATCCATGTCTACCGGCACGGAAACACCGCTGACCTTGCCCGTTGAACTGTACTGCCACATACCGTATGTGCCGCCGTAGTTGCACTTGCTGTTGTATTCTGCAATCCACAGTGCATAGCGTCTTGCGACATCATTTGTTATGTAAGTCTGGAGCGGACTGCGGCTGATATACAGACCTGCGAAGTAGCCTGCTTCCTCCAGCGCAGTGCAAAAAGTTTTTACCATGTCGGAGCATACCGTTTTACCGCGTGCAAAAGCTTTCTGCCACTCCAGATCAAAGTAAATTGGGTATTCAAAAGTTTTGCCCTTGATGTAATCGAGACAAAGAACTGCGTCCTGTTTCGCACCGGATACCGTTGTCTGCCATGTATAGTAATATGCACCGACGTCAAGCCCAGCTGCCTTTGCATTTTTGTAATGCGTTTCAAAAAGCGGGTCTTTTACTACACAGTTCTTCGTGTGATCCCAGTTATTGCATCTGATAATAACAAAACTGTAGCCCGCCGCTTTGACCTTTGCGAAATCTACGTTTGTCTGATACATAGAAACATCAATGCCTTTAATTGTCGCTGCCATGATAATTATCCTCCTTGTTATTTTTATAGTTTTTCTGATACTGCGTGCCGAAATAGAACGAGATCACCACCGTAAACACCGTGATGAACTGCTCTGCTGAGATCGTGCGTCGAAGTGCCAACACGCAGAACACTGCCGTCAGCAGTATCGTAACAATAGACTTGACGTCTATAAGCTTTGCAAATTTCTGTTTCATATCTTGCTCACTCCTTTATCTCAAAAGCAAATCTGCTTAACAGATATTTCTTATTATTGAGCAGTATAGTTTGCGTAGGTACAGCATAGTCACTGCTATTATAGCTATCTGATATACCCTGTATATGAGAAAGTATATGATACACATTTGTAAAACCTTTGTTTAAATCAGTAGAAACTACAGGAGCAAGTGAAGTCACCGATTTCTGCTGACAAAAATATCTATAAGGAGTAGATTTAATAGTAACCCCATCAGTGAATACTGTATATAAGCGAATATTATTATCAGCACAACTTGTGGCCATTCCTATTTCGGTTTCTCCTGTTTCATAGTTAGTTACTTCACCAATTATTATATTTATACCAGGTCTACTAGCGGTATTACCGTCTATTCCAATAGCTACTAAATCACTTTGCTTATAAATAATCCATCTTCTTGGGTCTCCAATGTTAGGTGCAGTGCTCACACAAGGACAAGTCAATGCTTCTGTTCTTAGGTCACACCAACCAAAACTTCTACTTGTATCAGCAAACTGACCTCTTAAAAACAGTTCATCTGTTACCCAAAGCTGAAAGGTGGTATCTTTGGTATCAATACTTGCATTATCGCCCTCGAACACAACTTTCTTAAAGTCATAGACCTCGATAAGCTTTGTTATCAGCCCTCTCAGTCCGTCTGTTCCCTCATATATTTTCATCTTCGACCGCCTCCGCTATGCCTGTTATACCTATATTTCCGTACGCTTCTCCCACTGACACACCCACAAGGCTCTGTCCGCTCACCATATCGGGTATAGTGTCGATAATATCCATATTGCCGTTGAAGTCCTCGATGCTGAACCTGTCCGTCCTATCGGGCTTTTTAAGCCCGAGATTTTCCGTGAAACTAGCCAACTATACTTCCCCCTTCCGCATTTTTGCCGACTATGAGATAGTACACCTTGAAAACGTATGTGCCGCCCTGGTCTGAGGTGTGTTCAAGGTATGCCTCCCAGTCGATGTCCCTGCCGTTGCTTGCGACTTTGTATTGAAAACTCTGCGACTTGAAGTGCTTTTTGCCCCAGTCGCACACCATAAACACCGCAGGGTTAGTGACCCCCGAGGGTATCATTCCTGTGCGTGTATTGTATGACCACTGGGAACCGTTGTCAGCGTTGACCTTCATATTCACCGTGAAAGACCCCCACCGCATATACAGTGGGTAGAGCCTGTTCACAAGACTTACTATCTGCGCCGCTGTCTTTGCACGAAACACCGCTGTACCGCCGTCTAAAAGCTCGTCCGTCTGTTCGCCCGAGTACCGCAGCTCATACTCCTCCTCGCCGACTATTTCTTCAAGTGCCGCCACTCTCGCCGTAAGCTGCTGGATAAGCTCCTCGGTGGTGGGCGTTGTCTGACCTGTGTCCGCTGTATCGGCAGTATTCTCCGCCTGCGTATCAGCCACAGTTGTTATCTCATTTTCGTCCATTATCTCGCCCCCTTAAAGCTGTTCTTCCACCGACAGACCCACCGCAGAAATGTCTGCTGAAAGTCCGCCGTCAAAGTTAAATCCTAAATTGGTTATTGGTATATCGTAGCTTTCACCGCTTTCGCTGACGTATGTTATCACGTCACCGACGTCAAATCGTGGGTCGCCAAGGCGGTGAAAAAGCTCTGTTGTATACCAGGAAAAGCCGCCTATCCTATGCCACAATGACCGCAGCAGCGACATTGTCATATACGGATTTTCAAACTCCAGCACACGCCCTGCCGAGCCTGTGGTGTTGCCCAGCCGCAGAGTTTCGCTGTCGCTGACCTTGCAGACAATGCCTGCCAAAACATTCGGACGTTCCCCCAGCGTTGGCAGGTCGATAGTGTTGTTGTCCAGTATCTTCACGCTCGAGCCGTACCATTTGCGGACGTATCTGCCGTATCGGTCAACAAAACCGAACTCGCCTTGTGCCGAAGCTATGTAACTGAGCATCTGCCGCATTGTGGTGTCTTTGGGTATAGAGCTTATTTTGAAGTCGAAGTTTGCAGTTTTCAGCCTTATGTGACCCTTGCCGTAAAGCCTTGCACCGCCCTTTACACGGAGCTTTGCAGGGATGGTGTAGTCGTTGCCGTTTTGCAGTCCAAGCTGCTTGCATATGTCGTCCTCGACAGCCTTTGACCACGCAGGTAGCTTGACCTTTGGCACATAGGTCTTGTCGGAGAAGTAAAGCCTATCCGCAAAAGTGACCTCAGTATTTCCGCCCGACTTTTTCGATTTCACGCAGGTGAACCGCCCCAGAGGTATTCTCTCTCCGTCAAGCACCTCTCCAAGCTTGCTTATCTGCTCCACTGTCAGCTTTGAAAGTTCTGCGTAGGTGTAGGCTTCTAGGGTGGAGTAGGTGGTCACGCCTGTGAGGTCTGCAAGGTACAGGGACAGGTCATACTCTTTGCCGAGGAAACGTGTTTCAGCATCGTTTATCTGTAATGCCCAAGACTGTGAGCACACTGCACCAAGCTCTATGTCGTCACTGAGGCTCGTTGACTGCACGTCACTGGTAGCGGACATTATGTTGTCCCCCATTATTACGCTCTCGTCGTTTTCAAGCCACATACGCCATGTGCGGCAGTAGCTTTCGATGCGTGAGGAGACGGTTGTACTTGTTGTATACATATATCCGCCTCCTACTGCATGATAAGGTCAACAGCAACGCCTTTGCAGAACTGCTTGTTCTCGTCCCAGCCGAAAACTTCATAAGTTGGGTCGCCTGCATAAACGTCAAAAGTGCTTTCCTGAAATGTTTCGTCAAGGAGCGTGATACTGAAAAACGGACTGTCAACGTTGGAGATATACTCATTGAGCTTTGCCGTCTCCTCGCCTGTGAGATGATACCATTTCAACGTGACAGTTTTCTTTATGGCTCTTATATCGCCCACCATTTTGCAGTTAGCCGTCCGCCCTGCATTGTTCGACCATATCTTGTTGTTTGTAAAGCTCACTTCCGCAGGTGTGGCGACCCTTTCGCTGCCGAATATAAGTCCTCTGCTTTTCATTTTCTGCACCTCCTATGCCCTTATTGGCGACCTGCCGTTGCGCTTGATATAGTCGTTGATATCATCAATAACTATCTGTGTGATAGTCCTGCCATTGAGCGTAAGCGGTATGGTAACGCTTATCTTCTGATTTCCACCTGCTCCGCCGTAAACAGCAAGCGCCTCAAACAAAGCCTGCTTGATCGTATCCAGCGGAGCTTCGATGTTTGTGCCGCGTTTCTGGTCGCCGAGAACCGCAAGAAACTCGGAGTTCGGCGGAATTACCGC